TGGATATTCTACTTTAGCAGTATTAGCAGTGATCTCACTTGCTTGTGTAGGTGTGATTCCAACCTTAGCATTATTAGTTACAATGTCACTTGCTTGTGCTGGTGTAATTCCAACCTTAGCAGTATTAGTTACAATGTCACTTGCTTGTGCAGATGTAATTCCAACCTTAGCATTATTAGTTACAATGTCACTTGCTTGTGCAGGTGTAATTCCAACCTTAGCATTATTAGTTACAATGTCACTTGCTTGTGCAGATGTAATTCCAACCTTAGCATTATTAGTTACAATGTCACTTGCTTGTGCAGATGTAATTCCAACCTTAGCATTATTAGTTACAATGTCACTTGCTTGTGCAGGTGTAATTCCAACCTTAGCAGTATTAGTTACAATGTCACTTGCTTGTGCAGGTGTAATTCCAACCTTAGCAGTATTAGTTACAATGTCACTTGCTTGTGCTGGTGTAATTCCAACCTTAGCTGTGTTTGTAGCAATATCTACTACATTTGTAGCAATATCTGTTGTATTTGTTGCAATAGCTGCTGCGTTAACTCCTTCAGCAGCGGTTGCACGAGTTGTTTCCGCAGCAATGTTAGTTGCATTCGTAGCAATAGCTGTTGCGTTAACTCCTTCAGCAGCGGTTGCACGAGCTACTTCAGTGGCAATATCTGCCTCATTTGCCGTAACTCCTAGATACGTTTTAGCATCTGCAAGAGTTTGCTTTGCAAGAAGAGCATCGAGATCAGAAGATACGGTAAGATTGGGCATATTATTAAGTAGTAATTATAGTGTATATTTATAGTTTAGGTCATTCATTGTCAAGGATTTGCTACTTGTTTTCATTTGCAGCAGCCTCAGCACGAGCAGAAAGGTCTGTCTGTATATTTTGAGTGGTTTCTCCCATAACAAAGGCAATTGCTTTGGTCATCACAGGACCAACTATGGGGTATTGCTCCCCAGTAAGAGGCTTAGCTGCTTTCTTAAAGTCACCCTTTGCAACATCAACCACAGTTCCACCTACTGGGGACAACACTGATTCGGGACCAAACTGAGCAACATTTAAGCCCATCTCAGCAATACCAAGGACACCAGACTGACGAATAATACGAGAAAACTCAAACTCTGTCATTTCCAGTGGATCAATTGGTTCTTTACCTTTTGACAGATCCTTAAGTATAGTTGCCATATATCCAAAAGCTAGGGCTGTTCCAATGTAAGTTGCTAGGTGAGCCATCTTAAACGCATTGTGCGCTTGCTCTCCCTTGTACCCGTGCATAAATCTACGATATACCACACGAGACATTCCAAGAGGAAAACTAGTGTACTGTAGGGCAGTACGAGCTACTTCACCGTCAATTTCACCAGCTTGTAGCCCAAGTCTAGAAATAGCCTGTGCTCCAGCATCTGGTTCCAAAACCCCTTCTTTCATATAAGAAACTAGGAATCCACTGACCTTTTGTTGAAGTTTTGCGTTGGGAATATTGGATGAACCCAGACGATACTTCCCGTCGGCTGTTTTTACAACGTACTTACTTAAAGCCTTTAGCTCTTTTTCAGTGAACCCAAACTCCATCATTCTTGCCTTTAGTGTTTCGGTAAGCTTCTTAGCCCGAAACTGCTCGCCCATGCTATTTGTAATGAGGTCAATAAAAAGTTGTTGGTGTGCGGCTGTTGCTCTGTTCAAACCATTAAGTTCAAACATAATGTCATTAGCCTTACCCAACCAACCCCCAGTAACAGACTCACCAGAAACAGTACGTTGAGCCATTTGACGTGTAATCAAATCAAAGCCAGCTCCTTGAGAGCGATACCACGCTGCCATGTCTTTGTTTTTACCAGAAAACTGTGTGGCAATAGCTTCCTTATACGCTGTAATAAAGTTTCTAAAGTTAACGTCCCCGTTAACATACTGAAGTGTTGCAAGTATCATTGGTATATCACTTAGCGTAGATATACCAGAACCACCCAAGAACAACACATTTGAACCTTTTCGCAGGTTCTGAGCTGTGTTCGCTATATTAACATCCACAGGATTATCTAGTTTACCAGTAACCTGCTTTGCTGTTGCATCTAAAATATTAAATCCTTTTTGGTTAGTAAGCCCAGCTTCTCTAGCAGCACCTATAATCATATTGTATGGGTCATGACCTAGATTCTTAACTAAAGCAATTCTTTCAGAACGCCCACGAATTTGTCCTAACAACAAACGCCCAAGGTTATCGTAGTTACCTAGTTTGATTAGTGCTTCTGTTTTAAACTGCTCCTTGTAAGCAAGCTTTGCTGTCTTCCGCATTGAACCAACTGCTGATGTTTCACCATCACCTAGATCTTCAAATTTACCAGATTTAATTTCATTGTACATACGTACAAGAAATTCATTAATTTCAAATTTAACAAAAGGCTCTGGTTTAGCTTTAATATCTTTTGGTTTCTTTCCACCAGATTTCCCCTGCATAACACCGCCGTGCAAGCGAGTTGTTGAATCAATGTCAAGTACTTTTAACATATAAGATACAAACTGTGCTTCAGACATAGCAGCTATGACATTGCGGTCATACTTCATACTGTAACCACTAAAGTTTTTGCTATCCCGAATGTTGACACCCAAGTGGTTAATCTCAGCCATCTGACCACGATTAACTGTTTTGATGATGTCCACCAGCTTTTCAAAGTACTCAAGACCTTCAAGCCTTTTTGGAATCTCTCCTGTAGAGATTGCCTCCATTAGATCAAGGTGCATCTGCAAAGACGCTTCTTTTAGATTTCGCCCATAAATTTCAGCAATCTTTGGGTTCTTTAAAGCAGCATCTCGGTAAGATGACATATAACTACTTGGATCTTCTCCGAGGAACACTTCTAATAAATCGTTGTTTACTAGAAACTCAATTATAGGAGACTGATCTTTAATAGTTTGTGCGTCGATCTTTCTTTGAATGGATGTATCCCGATCAACATCTTTACGCAAACTACCGTCTAGTACTGTTTTTAGTTGAGCTAGTTTTTGTGCAGGAGTTTTCTTACTCTTAACAATTAAATTAAGTTTATCAGAGATAGCTCCGTCATGCACAAATCTAAGGACCATAGCTAGGTTTTCTTCGTGCATATACTTATTTACACGCCCCATCTTTTCCCCCTTACCCAGTGTCTCGTCTAAAAGAATAAATCCAATCCGCTGAGTCAGCTCCAATGGTGCTCCAGCTTTCTTCAAGTCAGCTAGTCGGGCTACAATATCTTCCTGCTCTGATGCAGACTTAAGGATCTTGACCACCTTTGTACGTCGTTTTTCCATTCCCAAAAGATTTTGAACAATAGTCTCTACGTATCCAGACAGGTAGTTGTATCCCATGTCATCTAGTTTTTTGCGAGTATCAGCAATATAGATGTTTATATCATCTCTAGACATCCCCACAAGGTTTTCTCGGCTAAGCAACGGAAGAATGGAGTCATCACCCAGCAAGTTGTTAATGGTGTCTTCTAGGTACTTAGCAGGGTCTGCCATGTACTTATCCTGCTCCGCAGCACGAGACTTCAAGTTTGGATTCTCGTAAGCAGCTTTTTGAAAGATTTGATTTGGTTGATTGGATGCCGATTCAACAAATACCGATTCACCACCATAGACTTTATTTATTTGCCCCTGTACACTGGATTTTTCTCGCAGCTCATTAATTACAGAACCAACTTGAATAGCTACCTCTTCTGGGTTTTTTACGCCAGAAAATAGATTGTCGTAGCCCTCTTGTTTTAAAAGCCTAGCCGCATATTTAAGTAGCTCCTCAATTGTTTTGCTGTACTTAGCATAAAGGACAGGATCATCATCTTTAATTGCACTCCAAAACTCTGGTCGTGTAAGAGCAAATTCAAGAAGATGACTAGGAGACTCAACCATAAACGAATCAAAACCTTTAGCATCTTTATATCCTCGCTGCTTAATCGTTGCCAACATCGCATCTTTAACAGATGGCTGACTAGCTAGATTAAGTAGCTTCTTATATGAATCGTTATCGTGCTTTTTTAAGGCGTGCCAAGACTCATGAAACAGAGTTGACATTACCTTTGTAAACACTCCTTCATTAAATGGGATTTGAGAATCAATTGGAACCTGCTCTCTTAACTTAGCATCAAATACCTCAGAAAATATAATGTGAGGCTGAGCAATGTAATTCATTAGCTCATTAGAAACACTCCATCCAGCAGCTAAACCACTAGCTCCTTTAGGTGTGTTTTCTGTGACGTTTAACTTTTTACCTACAGGTTGTTTTGAAATAGTTACTGGAATTGCATCATCAACACCAAACATTATTTCATTTACAATTTTACTTGCTTGTTGAACCGTTTCAAAAAATGTCTCACCAATAAAATCTTCAACTACTTTAGCAGCAGCTTCAACTTCTTTTTCAGCCTTAGCTATTTTAGCTGGATCATTAGTTTTCCGAGCTTCCAGTAATTTCTCCTCAAGTTTTCGAGCGTTAAGGGATGCCTCGTACAAAGTAACTGTTGCACCTATTTCGGAATTAGTTGTTACACCCTTATCTTTTGTAATTATATTACTTGCACTAACTGTAGCAGTGTCACCTGCTTCTCTAATTTCAATGTTATTTTCCTTTAAGAACGTAACATCTGCTTCAGTAAGATTGTCTGTTTTTCCTTTTAAAACAGCGTCTGTAATTCTCTTACTAGCAAGTTTAAACTCTCTGTTAGTAACTACAATGCCTTCTTTATTCTCTTTTGCTTTTGCAAGATAAGATGCTGAAAGTTTTGCATTTAACCCTGTCATTACAAGGTGCGACTCATGCATGTGTGTAACAGCAGACATATCCATAAAGTCTTTTACTGTAATATCTTTGCTGGGTACACGCCCCTCTGCAATGTCTGTTAGCCGTGTACTTGAGTTAATAAACTTCTTTAAAGCTTTTCTTCCATTTTCGTATGCATGATTAAATCCAGATTCTATCGGGCTTTCAGTTCCCTCCATTATCTTACTAAACGTTGCATAGTCTCCTTCTGCTTTTCTAACTACCGAAGCTGTTTTATTAGCCCTAATAGCACTTCCTGCTGCAAGTGTTCCAGCAAATATACCAGTCATCCCCACAGTAGTTGTTACTTGATCCCAAGTATAGTCTTCAATCCCCTGATCAATTTGCATCATTGCGTATGGAACTTCTGTTGCAGCACTATAAGCTAAGACATTTTTAAATGTGCCTTTAGCTGTATGATAAGATGCAGCTGCACCCCTACCTGCTGCTGCGTACATAGCTCCTTTTTTTACACCAGCACCAACACCAAAACCAAGCCAGTTAGTGGGGTCAGTAACCATACCAGTAGCAACACCAGTAATTATGTTAGTAACAGCTCTGTTTTGCCCTTGTGTTATTTCATTGTAATAATCAAGTCTTGCTTTTTTTTGAATCCGTCGTTCAAATGAAATTGGGCTTTCATTAGCCCTAAATTCAAGACCGAGAGTTGCAGCAGGAGATTCTTCATACTGTTTTGGTGTAACAGGTAGATATTTTCCATCCTCCATCTGGCTGGTTTCATATCGTTTTTTAGCAGAATCAGCAATTAGTGTAATAAAATTACGATCCATAGTTGCTAGGGATGTTGCTAACATACCCTTACCTATTCCGTAATCAGTGGAGCTATACTCACCACCAGAAATTTCTTCAAAGGATCTTGCTCTAACAAGAGTGTTTGGGTCTTTAGGGGAAAGATTCATTTATTTATTTTTGTTTTTCAAACTTAAGGTTGCAATGATTGAAGCATTGGTCCACCCCCTCCATCACCTCCAAAATTAGAAACAGATTTAATTGCAGCACCATAGTCTGCTTCAAATACAATATCTGCCATCATCTTAGTTTGGGCTGAAGAACTACTAAGAGCAAGAGCTGGGTAAAACTCAAAAGCGGCTGGACCTTGAGTATATTCAGAAAGGTGGTTCATTACAACAGATTCTTTAACAAATACAGGGCTACCCTTTTCATCTCCCCAAGGCTCATATTTGCCTTGTGTTGGATTAAATAGTTCAACAGTATATCCAGCTACTTCTACTAATTTGTTTGTTACTGGGTCTACTATTTTTCTACTAGTCATTTTAATACGACTAATTGCTTGCCCATCTCCCGACCATAAACCTGAATTTAAGAAACCCTTATCTGGGTTATACTCATTTGTACCTAATCCTCTTGCAAAAGCAATTGCATATTCTTCATGTGAGATATCTATAGGTATTCCAGAGTTATCAGCACCATCAGAAAAAGATCGAACAGGGTGAATGCCAGTGTAAAGTGGCTTTGTTGTAATGTCTTCCCCTCTCGCAGCTTTATCAGCTGCACTATCTATAACATTTTCAAAAGGTGCGATGCTAAAATTTGCAAAAGCTTTAGATAAGGCAGCTTTATTGAAATCGCCACTTCTTGCAAGAGAAATAAGCACAGAGTTTTGAATTCCTTTTACAACAGTCTTAGCTTTTATCTGTGGCTGATTACCCATTGCTAAATCAAATGCAGATTCAAGTTTTGACAACACTCCAAACCGACTTGATTCTTCATTTGGATCAACAAACATATTCCAAACTGGAGCACTTACTTGCACAGCCGAACCATCTGACGTTCTTCGGGTTACACCAAAAACAGGTATAATATTTTTGGCTTCTATTTGTTTTGCAATAAGTAGTTGTTGTTCCGATGATTTTCCCCCCTTTGAACTAGTTAAAACCCCCCTAAGAAGCAACTGTAGTGATTCGGCAACTTGTGAGCCAGTAGCACCCTCAATAGCAAACTCTATTAATTGTGGTAGTTCTAAAATATTTTGTGAAGATGCTTCTGGGTCATCTAAGTTTACCATAGTAGCCGTATATCGTAAGTCTACATCAGCTTTTTGATCTTCTGTAAGGTTGTCATACGATGTAAGTAAATTAACAACATCGCTTGCAGCAGCTTGTAAGTCTTCTCCACCACTAACACGCTCTGCTACCATAGCTGTACTCAAAGCAGTTAAACCATCATTCGATGACCCAGCACTATTAAAATTCCTCATAGAAGCTTCAGCTACTGTCGATAGTGCGCCTATGCTAATATTCTTTGTAACACTGTTTACAAGAGAATTTGTAATCTCCTCTGGAGCAGCATCCATATCAATAGTTGGTGTGAGTATTGAAAATTCTTGCCAAACAATGTTATTACCAACTCCAATACCAGCTAAACCAGCATCCATACCCGTACCTGTTACTTGTTCCCTAATTGTACTATCATAGTAATGTTTTGCTTCCGCGAATTTTTCGGAACCAAGTAACTTTTTATACTCTGGAAATAATCTATCCCACGCAGTAGAATCACCAAGTGCTAATTTAGCTTCTACTTCATTAACAGCGTTTTTAATTCCAGCGGAAAGGTTTTTCCTTTCGGAAGATTGAAATTCTAACTCAGAGTTTTCACCCAGTAGTTCAAGTATAGTTTCATCAGATAACCTATTTTCTTCTGTTGATTTAATAAGTTGTGTTGCAATACTCTGAACAATAGATGGTTCTCCATCATCTCCCTGAATATAAGCAAATAACAGATTCCTCTTAGAATCAAACTTTTTTTGATTCTCAAGAGTTAATCTAGACTTGTCTACATTACTAGATGCTTGTAACCCCTTTACTGCTGATGAATGACCATCTCCGTTCGCACCCACACCAATAACTAAATCAAAAAAATCTTTAGCATACCCTTCTGCTAATTTATCTTGAACTGCTGGATCTGAAACAACTTTTAACTGTTTATCAAAGGCATCAGTTAATCCCTCTATTTCTTTTGGATTAAAGTTATAGTCTGGGTTCCCCCGAATAAATTCTGAAATTTGGTCATATCGGGACTGCAACTCTTCTGGTGAAGCTGCTGTGCTTAGCTGATGTTTTGCACCCATTAAAAGTGGTGCTCGTCGAGCATCTAAATACTTAGCTTTTGATTCTGGGCTAGTAAGACCATCATGATAAGCTTTAATGTTAGCATATGCGTTTTTTTCACCAAAAGCTTGAAACTGTGTAGCATCTAGTCCATTTGGTGATTCTAACATAAGATCTACAACAGAGTTGTTGACCTGATCCAAATCTGTTGTAGTTTGGTTGAAGATAATAGCTTGATTCTGGTCAACTTGGCTTCGGTTATTCAGTTTATCCCAAGCAGTCTGGTATCCAGCACTTAGCACCCCAAGAGACTTGTCTTTGAGTTTACCTCCTGCGGTTGGATTCAAGTAATTATTCCAATCTGTGTTAGCTGGATTTAAATCAACAAGGGCTTTATCTGATGCTTCAATAGCTTCGACGTTTTGCGAGTCTAGTGCTGCTTTACGAGCAACCTGCCACTCATCCAACTTATCAGTATACATGTTTCCTGCTTCCTTAGAAAGAAGCTCTTGAGCTTGTTGATCTTTCTTTGCGAGGAAGTTCATTCCTTTCTCTGCAACTTGCCCCACTTTAGACAAGCCTTCAGCCACCCCAGAAAGACCGCTTCTGTAACGGGATGTACTGTCGAATGCAGCAAAAGGAGCTTTTTGCTGTTGTTGGGTGTTTGCTGATAGTTGAATTGGCATTATTAAAATTTGTTTAGTTACTAAAAGCCTGGACCATGCATTACTCCAGTATCGCGCGGCACTATTGTAGTACCGCCGCTTGGTGCGCCGCCTCCACCAAATGCCCCAGCAGAATAAGCTGAAACACCAGTACTTGCCACAGAGGCGACAGAACCAAGTAACCCACCAACAGCAGCAGTTCGTGTAGCAGAAGCTTGGTTTCTAAATTGAGTTGCTTGGTTTGCTGCTGCGGATAGTGTCATAGCACGATCTGCTTGACCTAGCGCATACGCTTGTCCAGATTGGCGACCTACTTCACCTGCTTGTTTAAAGTAGCCATAACTCGCTTGTCCTGCATCAAAATCAAAGGAAGCTAGTTTATCATAAGCTAAAGTTTCTTCTGATTTAAATACATCCTCAAACGTACCACCTTGAGTGGCAAACATGTTCCTTGTTTTAGCAAGGTCTGCATTAATCTTCTGATTAATAAGTATCCGCTCACGCTCTGCTTTCTGCATCTCAGTATTCTTACCGAGAGCCAACTGGGATTCTTGAAAAGCAAGGTCATTTACCCGTCCCTGAGCATTGTTAGATGCGATAGTAGCGTTGTAATTACCCTGTGCTTCTGCTGCGTCAGCAGCATACTCTTGAGCTTTTGCATTTCTTTGCGCACCAACATAAGACACTGCCCCAGAGGCTGCCGTTGATACCATGCTTATTACCGCCATCCATGTTACTGGGTCTGCCATTTAATTTAAGTCTGTTTTAGTTGTTAGTGACGCAAGTGTCAAGGGGTAAGGTTCGTTATGTTTAATTGTTGGTACATTATCCACACCATAGTGCGATCCAGCAACTACCTGTTCCCGATCAAATCCTGTAAATCCATCACCTACATCATATCCGCTGGCTACCTTGTTTAAAGAAAATGTTTCCTTAACTCCAACAGAGTAACTGAATGAGTTAATCAAGAATGGTTTGATAGATATAATTCGTGCGTTATCAGAACCGTAAGCTGGTTTATTAGATCCATCCCATGTTGGGAACATCATTTTAAGTTCTCCGGCATATCGCAATCCAACAATAAGTTTCTTAGTTGTTGATGCAGCATTGATTACAATATTACCATCATTATCAACTGTTTGATCTCCCACATATACGTTGTCCTGTACAAGAGAAACTACATCACCTGCAATAAATCTAGGGCTTACAGAAATAAACTGCTGATCAAGGAATGTGTAGTACAGAGAGAATCCGTCAGGTCTAAAATAAGTAAATTGAGGATCTGGTCTGTTAAACCTAGAGCGAAGGAATGATAGACCATCAATCCTAATGTGGCTGTCCAACATAGTGTACTCGGTTAGTTGAACAGGATCTGTTTCTGAAAGAGACTCTGTAAATAAACGACCATTTCGCTCAACAATAATCCACAACTGATCTAAGTTAGTATTTGAACTTTTGTGGAGCACAGATATATCTTTTACTACACCACTTGTCTCTTGCTGAGACCAAGCATAGAACTCTTCCTGTCTGTGGTACGACAAACAGTATAATTTACCTGAAGTAGTTAAAACCCAGATTCTAGGTTGGGGTGTGTGCTGGTAAGCTACTCGCACAATCGGATCAGTTAAGAAAGTTGGATAAATTAACTTAGACACATCATTGGATGAGGAGTTCTGAATATTTAAATCAAATTTGTACTCCATCAACCGAGTGCCTGATTGGTCTGGGTAGAACACAGAGCTGCCAACAATCTCGGCTTGATCCTCACAGGGTTCTTCTTCTGTAAGCTCAATTCGAATTGTTTTTGGACTAATACTAGACTGATACTGATTTGGCACAACTCGGTAGATTCCACCACTTGTACCAATAACTAAGTCTCGCCCAGAACTAAGCCAACGAATAGCCGCTGTAGTATTAGATAGATTGTACGTAATAGCGTCCGTATCTAACACTGTGCCATCATCCTGTGTTGGTTGAAAACTTTGATCATCATCAGAACGACTGAAGTAAATAACATTTCCAGCATCGTATGTACCACCAAAAATTCGGCGTTGCTCATACTTACTAGTTGTTCTAGGGTAGTTGCCAACAAACCAAGCACCTAACTTAATTGATTCAAATCTTCCTTCGTTTTCAAAACCAAGTGTTCGTTTATCGCGGGGAACTGGGTTTTTTAATTCAGCAACAACTCGTGATTGATCAAGAAAACGAACAATTTTTAAATATACATTTCCAGAAGGTAGTTTACCGTTAATATTCCTACCCACATCTTCAATGGCAAAAGCTGCTCTGTCAGTAGATACAGTTACATCATTTGCAATTGGCTCGATTGTAATCTGACTTGTGGTTGCAGGAATTATAAGGTTAGTGCCTTGTTCTACCTTGTTTGTGTTGTAACACTGGCAAACATCAAACTGCTTTGCAGTTGATAGGTTGGCGACAACACTGGTGGAAATACCAGTTACATCAGCAGTAGTATTACTCTTACCTGTAGTTAAAATAGTGTTAAATGGGATTGTTCTATTTCCAGCTGATTGTTGTATACCTACAACAATTTTAATATCCCCATGAACATCTGGTCCTTTGGAATAATATTTACCCTGTGTGGAAAGAGTTTTGTATATAGAGCCAGATTGGTAGCTGTTGTTATTAAAGGCAGTAAGTCCCCTAAAAAATTCGACTGGGTGATCTTCTGTTCCTACGTGCTCTGAAATCTGAACCCAACGAACATTTGTTCTGTTGTTACCTACAGCAACTTCATCGGATCTACGGTCATCTGCTACACGAACCCAAGCACCAACTTGTCCACTATTAAAGATTGTTGTGTCCGAGCGTAGCTCAATCTCATTTTCTTTTACACCTTCTTGCTCTAGGATAGCTATAGACTCTGTGACTCCTGCTGTTTCATGGTTATCTAAAAGAAAGAGTTGAGCACCAGCATCTTCAATGTCCAGTACCGTGTCTACGGGGGAAACAAAAACTTCTTGGCTTGTTGGATCTGCTAGAGTATAGTTTATACTAGAACCCGCATCAACAACTTTTCCTAGGAACTTTTCGTCACCAATGTTATACTCAACGTAGTAGTCTAACCAAGCAGGTGATCCAGCGGTAACAATATCAGCAAAGTCTGGTCCTGTGCTGGTTAATTTAACATATCGCTCGTTTTGTGCAATTGAGTACTTTGTTCCTGATTGATCTGTTTCTAGAAATGGCTCAACCTTAATGTCCATGTCCTCAAGAGTCCAACTAGTGTCCCCCTGAATCTCAATGTTTGCGTTGAGCGTTAAAAGATCACTACTTTCAAGAGTTTCAATTACTCCAGCATTGTCAGCTTGGAGAGTTGTAGATACAAAAACAATATCTGCGCTTAGCTTCTTTGGGTAATAGTTACCATGTGTGATATACAGGGCATCTGTTTCTGAGCTAAAGCGAAGGTCATTTAGCTCTGCATTTGAGTATGGTGTTGCCAGTGTATCCAATAACTCCCCTTTGTTACTGTAAACAGATACTGTTTGGTTTCCAAAAACAATTCTGTACGCTTTATCTGTAGCTACAACTAGATCAATAGATACACTTTTTTCATTAGCGATAGAAAGTTCGTCAACATATCGAAATCCTGTTCGATAAATAGCAGGACCTTGAAGACTGGGAAAGAAGTTCTTAAACGTTCTAGCCGAATTAGCTACACGCTTAATATCGAGCCGACCAAGAATGTAGTCGCTTATCAGCCCACCAGAGAAATCAGTTTGAACATTGCTATACCTTGCCATAGTTTTGGTGTGCGCCTATAAATGATGAGTTACCGTCATTGATGTATGTCTGCGCTGGTCCCTGTCTTCCTTGTAACATCCGTGCTCGACGCAGAGCTAGTGTATACTGTTGGAACAATATCTCATGGCGGTTTTCTGAGCCAGACAACTCAATGACCATGTTCTGAGCCATATGCAAGGTAAGTAGTCGAGTAATAAATGGAGGAAGACCTGCGGCAGATGTTTCAAGATCTGGGAGGTATGCATATGTCAACGCAACTTCTGCTGTTGCACAGTAGAGATTACCATTTGCAAATCTGTAGTCAGATAGTAGGTAATCTTCGTTGTCCTCAAGGATAAGGAATAAATTAAAATCTACAGGAAGCGTATACTCGTAAGTAAACTTCTTAAATACTGTAGATGTAACACCAGTTAGTGTTATTCGTTTTGTGTTGTAATTAAAGATATTATCGCCAAACAATTCAGTAATTGCTTGCGAATATGCACGAGAAACTACCTCGTAAGTAGTGCTCTCCTCATCACTTGAGCTGATGTGGTAGCTACCTGCCATTCGAAGGGCAGAGTTTAGTATTTCTAGCTTGTTTGCTTCAATAGCCATAAAAAAAGGAGTAGCCCCCCCCGAATTTACAGGAGGGGCTACAAACAGAATTACTCAGCGCAACGGATTTCGCCAGAAACTTCACCCCACATACGAGATGCTTCAGCACAAAGCTTGAAGTACAAGTAAGGAATGTTTTTCTTAGCTGGGACGCGCCACACATCACCCTTAAGGGCAGTGCCTGTGGACATCTTAAGCGAGCGAGGAGTCGAGATGATAACACGACGTGCTCCATCAGCATCGGCATGAAGACGCTCGGTTTGGATGAAACGGAAGCCCATGAATGTTGTGACATTACCTTCTGCAAGGTTCTTACGAACCGAGTAGTCAGAGTTGATCACTTCATCAATACGGAGCAGGTCATCTAGTTGTTTCGCAGAGAGGAAACAGTTGATGGTGTCATCTTGGGTGATTGCCTCAAGACGAAGCATTGTGTGGCGAGCCGCACGAAGCTTATCAAGAGTAAGACCAGATGATGCATCTGCGCCAGAAGATACATAGTTTTCACCAATACTGAAACCTTCTTTGTCACCAGCAACAACAGCATACTTGCCGTTAGTTGTGATTCCACCAGCAGAGACAGCTCCAACGGAAATAAGACCGCTGTCGATATCAGCAGGAGCTGTTACGAAGTCAACTTGAGTTGCACCGCTCTTGCCTGTGAAGGCAGGTCCGAAGAACTTGTCAACAATGATGTCGTCAATCTTACGCTTACCAGAGGAAAGCAAAGCTTGAGTGTAAGCATTCATTGGATCAGTGAGTACACGCTTGAGATCCTTCTCGTCGATGTACTTACCTAGTTCGTAGTCACGAAGACCAATACGGCGACGATCATGTACGATGTCG